AAACAGATCTGGTGGTAAAGCTTTCATCTTGCATTACTCCCTCTTGAAGACCGAGTTCAAAATTCTCGAGATCCGTGAGCCGGGACTCCCGTTTCCCGTTTCCCGTTTCCCGTTTCGCACTCCCCACTCAAGTATAAAAAGAGCTCTACAGCAGCTGGCCATGCGCGCTGCAGCGCAGTCCCGTTTCCCGTAACCCGCAGAAACCCTGGGTTTTTATAATCCTGCCAGCACCGACCAGGCCCTGCGCAGCCTGGGACAGCTTCCCGTTTCCCGTTGAAAGCCCCGGATTTCCTAGACTTTTTAACCAGTCAGGAACAGCACGGCGCGCTCTGCAGCGGAAAAGTTTCTGGGAAAAAAGTTGACAGTTGATGGCATGAGCTGTTATATATAAACTGTTAACAATACAGGAGTATACAATGAAAAAAAAATTAAGTGCCTTGGGCATGAAAAAAGCTTACGATCAAACAGATCAGTACCTTTGCAATCTAGAAAAATCTCTCGGTGTGGAAAACGCATTAAAGGGAGCTCTCATTAATATAATACAAGCTATATATAGTTCGGCTCCTTCATTAGAAGAAGCTCGTCACACAATTGAAATTGCCCTCTATAATACAGAAGACCTTGTCGTTAAAGTCGAAGATCCGGAATGTCCGAAGTGTAATAGTAAGATTAGTAAACACTAATGGGATATTTACTTACATTAGCTGTCATGATTATCTGTTATCCACGGATGACCTTTTGGTTGTTCGTGGTCCTCATGTGCTGCATCCTATGAAAACCCGTTCCCGTTTCCCGTTTCGGGTCCGTCTAATTTTTCATTAAGCAGCAAAAGCTGCCAGCATGGCGCAGCGGGGAAACTTTCTGGAGAAGAAAAATGTAAATACATAAAAAAAATTTCTTGCTAATGTTTTCAATTTCGTTATAATTAAATTGTTAACAATAAAGAAAGGAGAACCCAATGGGTTTTGATATATACGGACTCGATCCAAATTATAAAACTAAAAGACCAAAAATTGACTGGGATAAAGCAACAGATGAAGAGAAAGACATTTATTTTAAAAAAATAGATGAATTTCAAGAACACAATCCAGGTTATTATTTTCGTAATAATGTGTGGTGGTGGAGACCTCTTGCCGAACTAATACACGACAAATGTGGCGACCTACTTTCTGAAAAACAAAAAGAGGGGTTGCATCATAATAATGGCACAGAGTTTGATGATAATACGGCTCTTGCTATTGCTCGAAGGTTAAGTGATTTAATTAAAAATGGTTATGTTGCTGAACTTGAAAAGTCTATCAAAGCTAATGCAAAAATTGCAAGTGAGCATAATAAAAAAGTCGAGCAGAAATTAGCAGACCTTAAAAAAGAGGTTGAAAAATTACGACCTAATGAGAACCTTGCACCAATAGACTATCCGTTTCCTTATAATAATCATTGGAAAGAAATTAGTGCACAAAAAAGCTGGGACGACTCTTATCCATTTAATAAAGAAAATGTTGAAGAGTTTATTAATTTTGCACGACACTCTGGAGGATTTGCAATTTGCTAATTAGTTCCTTCCTTGAACTGCTAGGATTATTCCTAGCAGTTTGCCTTTTAGTCATTTGTTTTTTAAATAATCAGTAAACCCCGTCCCGTTTCCCGTTTCGACGTGGTCTGGCTTTTTTTAAACCTCCATAAACTTCCGAGCTGGGCGCGCTCGGACTCGAAAAAACTGACCAAAAAAAAATAAAAAACTATTTTTTTTATTATAAAAATGTGGTTTAATATAATTGTGTTAACAATTAAACAAAGAGAGGTAATAATGACACAATTAAAACTTAATATTAAAAACTCTTATTTAACAAAGTTTAAGGAAGAGTTTATTTTAAAGTATGGTTTACTAAAACAAGAAGTATTAGATAAATCAAAAGTTCTAGCGACCAATAAAAACTTGGTACAAGAAATTTTTGATGAGTTAAATACATCTGTTGTTAAACTTACCAAAGTTCCTAAAATAAAAATTTCATCTAATACTTATGGTGATTTTAATGGAACAACAATTTCAAAGATAGTTCGTGAAAGTTCTTATGCAGTTAAAGGCGACGGCACTAGACTATTGAATGAAAACAAACAACCTATATTAATATCTGGTAGAGTCGATACAAAAAAACTCAAAGAAAAGTATCCAGAAATTTGGGCTGATTGTTTAGTTCCTACTAAATCAGTAGAATATAAATTTGAAATTGTTAAATCTAATGCCTAATATTTTAGATGTAATAAGAGAAACAAATCTCACCACCATAGATAATGGTGGTGAGATTGAACAACCTACTGAAAATAATGTTAGAGAACCTCATTCACAATTACGACTGAATAATGCTTTAGTTGCTAAAGTATTAGAAGACATAATTGTTGAACATTGTTCTAATTATAACAATGAACAATCACAACAATTAATGAATGATGTACAATCTGCATTAAATCAAGTTAGAATATCAATCTTACGCTAACCCTAATGACGGCTCACGCTAATGTGTGAGCCGTTTTTTTTTCCTAATTCCTGCATAAAACCATAACTAACTACGCTTCATCACCATCTAATTAACCTGTTTACCAGGTAATTGACAGCGTGAAAAGAGGCTCTATTCTTAACCCAAATACAATATTTAGTATTGCACGTCTAGACCACGTACAAAATCTAGGTTCTTGCACGACGGCGAGTGTACAGCAAGTTATATACACGTATATAATTGCATTTTATTCTGGACTAGGTATTATGATTATATGTCAGTAAACAACTTGACCACAGACAAATTGAGGCTCGAAGTAGAGAGGCTCTTAATAGAAAACATTAAACTTTGCCAAGATCATTTTTTATATTTTGTAAAAGAGATGTGGCCTGATTTTATATATCGTAAAACAAATAATAGGGATGATTGGGGACATCACCAAATTATTGCACAAGAATTTACTAACATAGCACAAAATAAAAAAGGGAGGCTCATTATAAATATGCCACCTAGACACACTAAATCAGAATTTGCTTCTATTTATTTTCCAGCATGGATCATAGGAAAGTTTCCAAAAATGAAAATTATGCAAGTATCTCACAATACAGAACTTGCGGTAAGGTTCGGTTCTAAGGTTCGTAATTTAATTGACTCACCAGAATACAAACAGATATTTGGTAATGTGAAATTGCGGGAAGACTCTAAAGCAAAAGGCAGGTGGGAAACAAATTTTGGTGGTGAGTATTATGCAGCTGGCGTCGGGGCGAGTATCACGGGTCGTGGTGCGGACTTATTGATTATTGATGATCCACACACGGAACAAGACTCTCTTTCTGATATGGCAATGGATCGTGCTTATGAATGGTATGCTTCTGGTCCACGACAGCGTTTACAACCTGGTGGTTCAATTTTACTTGTCATGACAAGATGGGCAGAAGATGATTTAACGGGTAGATTATTGAAGGCTCAAACGGAACCGAAAGCAGATTCGTGGCGACAGATTTCATTTCCTGCGGTTCTCGACTCAGGGAACCCAGTGTGGCCTGAATATTGGAACTTAGAAGAATTAGAAAAAATAAAAGCATCATTACCTGTCAGAAACTGGTCTGCACAATATATGCAAAATCCTACAAGTGAAGAAGGTGCAATTTTAAAACGAGAGTGGTGGCGTCCATGGAAGAGTGATCACATACCTAATCTCATGCATGTTATTCAAAGTTATGATACTGCGTTTAGTAAAAGAGAAACATCTGATTATTCTGCTATCACTACGTGGGGTATATTTTATCCTGAAGAGGGTTCGGGACCCAATTTAATTTTATTAGATGCCTTACGAGGTAAATATGATTTTCCAGAATTAAAAGCAGTTGCTTTAGATGCGAATAAGTATTGGGAACCAGAAAGTATTATTATTGAACAAAAAGCTAGTGGTGAGCCATTGACTCAAGAATTTCGGCGCATGGGCATACCTGTAATACCTTTTACACCAAGTAAAGGAAATGACAAACATACACGTGTTAATTCATGTGCACCTGTTTTTGAAAGTGGTGCTGTGTGGTATCCGTATGGTGAGTTGTTTGCAGAAGAAGTTATTGAAGAGTGTGCTGCGTTTCCAAATGGTGCAAATGACGATTATGTTGATTCTACTACACAAGCTATACTAAGGTATCGCCAAGGCAACTTTGTTGAGTTATACTCAGATTATGTAGATAACGAGGATCGTCCTCCAAAAGAGTACAGATATTATGGATGAAGAAAACGATAGTGGTATAGGTCTAGGTGAGGTTGTTGGTGGTATCGGAGCTGCAGCTTTAGCCATACCAAATATTAGAAAAAAAGCACTTAAGGGTATTAAAGCCTTATTTAGAGAAGAGGCTCCGCCCAGAAAAAATCCTAACTTAGAATTACTTGATGAGTCTGAACGTGTTTCAACTTTACCTAAGGTTCAACAAACTCGTGAGATGACTAGATTAAATCAGCTAATGCAAAAGGAAAGAGAAGAGCTTGAAGAGATCAGAAAACAAGTTATGAAAAAACCTTTGACATTTGGCGGACAAACTAAAAGAAATGTGGACCCTGTAAACAATCCTGGTGATTTTAATTTTGGTTCAGCTACTTATGATTTTATTGCATTACACCCTAGCAATAAACCTTTAAAAGCAGATCAGTGGATTCAGGAGTTTGCAAAACCAGGTTTGTCTACTAGATACAAAACACCTGGTTTTCAGAATGTAAATGCTAATGTGACTCGAGAAGAATTAGAAGATTTAAACTTAGCTGTTTTTGATGGTAACAAGTTAGTGGGTGGTTTTTTAAAAAGGGCGAGAGATGAAAATATAAGTATTGATAAAAAAACTCTTTTAAATATTGCAGAAACTTCACCAATGCGTGATTTGAAGGTAAACATATTAGGACCACGATACCAGGCAACAGAAGTTCTTGATGAAGCTGTCACTCTAGCTAGAAAAAAATTTGAAGCAGGTATTGATTACTTTGATAAAAAATTACCAGCTTTAACATCTGATATGGATAAAAGTTTACAGCAAGCGTTTAAAAAAGAATTTATTAGAAAATCTACACAAGGCTACGGAACACTATCTGATTTTAAAGCAGATTTTAATTTAAAAATTAGACAAGAAGGTTCGGCGAATCTTGCAGATTTGCCTTTAAGACAAACAAGAGATGAGTTTGCAGCACAGCTTATAAAAACAGCTGATGGACCACTTGAATTTTTAAAATCACCAAATTTTGGTACACCAGAGGGTGTAAAGAAAAGAACAGCTGCAGTCGATACTTATTTACAAACAATCGCACAAAAGTTTGATAATGAAATTAACTCAGCAGCAAACGCTGTTAATAATTTAAAATCACCTGGTAAAGTTGGGGAGACTTCTTTTCCTAGAACAAAATACTCAGGTCAAGATTCATATCGTTTAAGAGGTGCTGAAAACTATAACGAAGTGATCGTTCAGTTTAAACCAAGAAATAGATTGGGCAACCCAGCACGTAGTACAACACATTACGAAGATTACGCAGGAGTCCAAGATGAACAGCTATATTTTTTTAGATTTGGAACACGTTCTGACTTTGATAATTTTAACAGCAAGATTTATTCAATAGATGAGATACAGAGTGATTTAACAAAGTCTTTAAAAGAGATAGCTTTGAGAGAAAAAAAAGAAGGCAAAAAATTTGTGCGTCCTGTAAATAGGTTTAATACTGATTTTACATCATATCTGGCGTCTGCTAGAACTAAACAACTTGTTGAAAGAGCAAACGATTTAGCAGATAAAGGTGTTAATATGAGCATGAAAGAAAGACAGGAGTTAAGAGAACTTAATTCAAAAGTTAAAACATTATTTAGAACAGGGCAGTCAAAATCTAATGATTTATTAAAAATAATAGAAAGTTCGTCGGACACTAATAAATATATGCCGTTGAGTAATAGAGAACAATACGGCGAACATGCTGTTAAAATATTAGCAAAAAAAGCTTTAAATGATGGTGTTGACTTTATCTCTGTCAATCCTTCAAATGTACAGCATAATCTTAAACAAGGTGTCAAAGTAGGTAATCAAGAATTTTATGGAGACATTGCAGATAAACGTAAAGGTGAAGTAGTAAAAGCTATGGAACGTTTAGCAAGGCAATACGGATCTCAAGTACAACTTCGTCGAGTTTCGTTAAGTGATCCTAAAAAACCTTTTAAGGTTTTATCGAATGTTGAGATGGTTCAACCTACCAGTGGTGTCAATGTAAGTAGAGAACATATTGCTGCTTTTGAAAGAGAACTGGATGCCAAAATCTTTGCACAAAAAATAGGTGCAAGTGCAGAAAGAGATATTAAATTTATTGAAGGCACAAATCCTGAAAATTATTTTGATGCATACACGTTACGAATAACACCGGAGATGGGTAACAAGCCTTTTAAAATTTACAAGAAACTAGGTGGTCTAGTCGTAGATATTTTTAAATGGTAGAATAATTTATGTCACAACAACCAGTAAAAAAAGATCCTTTTAAGAAATTTAATTTTGATGAATACATCTTGGATGCAGATAGTCTGGCTGAGTCATTTTTGTCGCCCAAACGTAGAATGAAATTAGATACAGATAGTGAAGGTCTTGAGTTAATTAAAAAGAAGAAAAAGGCATTTGATGAAACGTATTCTGATAGAGAGATGTTTCCAATAGCTGAAACAAAAATGCCGATTACGGATTTGCCAAGTGATTTGGTAAGTTATTCAAAAAGTCTAGTATCCCCTGAAAAAGCTAGAAAGGGTAAGTTTGTTATGGTAAAAACAAAGCTAGGTAAAAATAAAAAGACAAGGATATACTAATGGATGAAGAAGAAAATCTAGAACAGGTTGAGCCTGTTAATGTAGAGGTTGAAGAACCAGGAGCAGAGGTTCAAGAAGAAGTACAAGAAGAAGATAACTTTTATGCAAACTTAGCTGAAGATTTAGATGATCGTGTTTTGTCATCTTTAGCCTCACAACTTATATCAGATTACAAAAAGGACAAAGAATCAAGAAGTGATTGGGAAAAAGGTTATATCTCAGGACTTGATTTGTTAGGTTTTAAGTACAACGATGAGGGTCAACCATTTAGAGGAGCGTCGTCTGTAACACACCCATTACTAGCAGAGGCTGTCACACAATTTCAAGCACAAGCATACAAAGAATTATTACCCTCCGATGGTCCAGTAAAAACCATGGTTGTTGGAGATGCTAATGCTGAAAAAAACGCACAAGCACAAAGGGTAAAAGATTTTATGAATTACATGATTACTGAGGTCATGGAGGAGTACACACCTGAATTTGATCAGATGTTATTCTATTTACCTTTAGCAGGTTCATCATTTAAAAAAGTTTATTACGATGATCTTATGGCAAGAGCTGTGAGTAAATTTGTACCGGCTGAAGATTTGATTGTTCCCTATTATGCATCGGATCTTAAAGACTGTGAGAGAATTACACACGTTGTAAAAATGAGTGAGAATGATGTTTTAAAAAAAATGAATACAGGATTTTACAGAGATGTTGAGATTAGTCCGTCTGCTGCAGAAGATAACGATGTTCAGGATAAATACGATGAGATGGAGGGTATCTCAGGCACAAAAGATAAAGAGTATCAATTTAATATTTTAGAAATGCATGTAGATATTGATCTTGATGAATTTAACGTTGAAAATGCAGAAAAAAAAGTAAAAGTTCCTTACATTGTAACAATTGATGAAGGCTCACAACAAGTATTAAGTATATATCGTAACTATTCACCAGAAGATCCTTTATTTTCACGAAAAGAATATTTTATACATTACAAATTTTT